GTCAAATTTCAACGCAAACACAGGTTTTCCCATGAACCGCCGGCAACGAGTGGACAGCACGACGGCGGCTGTGAAGATCATGGCCGGAGCCGCCAAGGCGATCATTCCGCCTGCCCACGTACCGCTGCAGGACGAGGACGTTCCGTTCTGGCTTTCGGTGATCGCGGAGTTCGCCAGGTCGGAGTGGACGGATCACCAGCTCGAGCTGGCCGCGATGCTGGCGCGCACGATGGCCGACCTGGAGCGTGAGCAGCGCGACCTTCGGGAAGAGGGTTCGGTGACCAAGACGGACCGCGGGACGCCGGTGGTGAACCCGCGCAAGGCGGTGGTGCAGATGCATGCCGGGACGATCCTGGCGCTTCGCCGATCGCTGTCGCTGCACGCGCGCGCGCAGGGCGGAGAGGGCCGGGATGTCGCCAAGCGGCGGGCCGCGGCGAAGGCCGTCGAGGACAGCGCGCCCGCGGCCGAACGGCTTCTGGCGAGGCCGATTGAAGGGATGCAATGACGCGGGCTGCCGACGTCATCGAGTTCATCGAGACGTTCTGCCGGGTTCCCGAAGGGGCGAAGGTCGGAAAGCCAATCCGGCTGGCCGAGTTCCAGAAGGACTTCATCCGGGCGATCTACGACAACCCGGCCGGCACCCGGCGGGCCTATCTGTCGCTCGCCAGAAAGAACGGGAAGACCGCGCTGATCGCCGGCATCGTGCTGGCGCATGTGGCCGGCCCTGAGGCGACGCCGAACAGTCAGATCGTGTCGGGCGCCATGTCGCGCGACCAGGCGGCGCTGGTGTTCAACCTTGCGGCCAAGATGGTCCAGCTGTCGCCGGAACTTTCCAAGGCGACGCGGATCGTACCGTCCGGCAAGCGCATCATCGGCCTGGCGCGAAATGTGGAATACCGGGCGCTGGCTGCCGAGGGGTCGACGGCCCACGGGCTTTCGCCCGTGCTGGCGATCCTGGACGAGGTCGGGCAGGTCAAGGGGCCTCAGAGCGACTTCATCGACGCGATCACGACGGCTCAGGGGGCCTACGACGAGCCGCTGCTGATCGCGATCTCGACGCAGGCGCCCACGGACAACGACCTGTTTTCGATCTGGCTGGACGCCGATGCGGCGAGCGATGATCCGCAGGTGGTCAGCCACGTCTATTCGGCCCCGCCCGGGTGCGACCTGGACGACGAGGCGGCATGGAAAGCGGCCAACCCGGCGCTGGATTTGTTCAGATCCCGGGCCGATCTTGTCCAGCAGGCGGCAAGAGCGACCGAAATGCCGTCGTCCCAGAACACCTTCCGGGTGTTGTGTCTGAACCAGCGGGTAAACATGTCTTCGCCCCTGATCGGGCGGGATGAATGGTTCGCCTGCCAAGACGACGCGGAGATCGAGGACGGCGAGCCGGTCTATCTGGCGCTGGACCTTTCCAGCGTCGATGACCTGACGGCCCTGGTCATGGTGTCGGCCGAAGGCGGCGATCGGGTGCAGGCGTGGATGTGGAAGCCGGCCGACGTGGTCGACGCCCACGGCAAGCGCGACCGGGTGTCCTATGACGTCTGGGCTGACGAGGGACATCTCGAGGTGTCGCCGGGCCGGACGATCGATCCGGCGGTTGTGGCGCAGAAGGTCGCCGAACTGGCGCAGCAATACCGGGTCCTGGGCGTCGCCTATGACCGCTGGCGGATCGACGGGTTCCTGAAGGAGCTGGACCGGCTGGACGTGGCCGCCCAGAAGGGCGACGGCGACGGGCTGCGGTTGATCGACTGGGGGCAGGGCTTCGCCTCCATGGCGCCGGCGATCGACGCCTTCGAGCGGTCTGTTCTGGACCGACGGCTAAAGCACCCGGGGAACCCGGTGCTGACGTGGAACGTGGCGAACGCCGTGGTGGTCTCTGACCCCGCGGGCAATCGCAAGCTGGACAAGCAGAAGGCCCGGTTTCGCATCGACGGGGCGGTCGCCCTGGCGATGGCGCTGGGCCTGAAGGCTCGGGAGCGGGCGACCGAAACGGCCGAGCCGGAGGTGTTCTTCATATGAGGCGAACACCTTTCGACTTCCCGGAACGGGAAAAGCCGACGAACTCGGCTCCGACCGCGACGACACTGGCCGGCTGGTCATCCTTCGAGGAATGGAACGGCGGGTCTGGCGGCCTGCCGATCGTCAACGAAAAGACCGCCCTGACGGTGTCGGCGATCTATGCGTCGGTGAATCTTCTGGCCGGCGCCGTCTCGGCCCTGCCGGTGAACCTCTACACGCGCAAGCCGGACGGCGAGCGCGATCTTCGCCACAGTGACCCGCTGTGGTGGACGTTGAACGAACAGATGACGCCCCGCTGGTCGGCGGCTGTCGGCTGGGAGTACCTGGTCCAGTCGCTGCTCCTGCACGGCGACGGGTTCGCCGAGATCAGGCGCACCTCCATGGGCGAGGTGGCCGGCCTTGAGCCGATCCATCCGTCCCGCGTTCGGGTGGTCCCGACGCCGGACGGCGGGCGCCTCGTCTATGTGGTGGCGTTTGACCCGACCCTACCGCCCGGGTCCTCGCGCGACAGCCGCGTCATCGACCAGGATGACATGCTGCACATCCCCGGGTTCGGGTTCGACGGGCTGAGGGGGCTGTCGCCGCTCCGCTATGCCCTGCGCATGGCCGGCTCGGTGGCGCTGGCGACGCAGGACTATTCGGCGCGGTTCTTCGCCAACTCGGCGCGACCGGACTACGCGCTGCAGACGTCGCAGCAGATGACGCCGGAGAAGATCGACCATCTGCGTGAGCAGATCGCCGAACGGAACGGTGGATCGAACGCGCACAAGCCGATGGTGCTGACCAACGGGCTTGAGCTGAAGACGATCACGCTGCCCGCCGAGGACATGCAACTGATCTCGACGCGGCAGTTCCAGATCGAGGAGATCGCCCGGATCTACGGCATCCCGCCGTTCATGATCGGGCATAACGAGAAGACCACGTCCTGGGGTTCCGGGGTTGAGGCCATGGGCCAGGCGTTCGTTCGCTACGCCCTGCGCCAGCACCTAAACAAGTTCCAGAACGAGCTGAACCGGAAGCTGTTCCGGACGGCGGCGCGGGTCGCCGAGTTCGACACGACCGAGCTCGAGCGCGGTGACACGACGGCGATGTTCAACGCCTTCAAGGTGGCGCTGGGCGGCGCGGGGGCGCCGGGCTTCATGACGGTCAACGAGGTGCGCGGTCGCCTCAGCCTGAAGCGCATCGAAGGCGCCGACAAACTTTCAGAGGGAGGGCCGAATGCGCCCCAACCGAATCCTCAACCTGCTGGCGCGTAACGAAGGCCGCGGGGCCTTCAAGGCCGAGGGCAACACGATCTTCCTCTACGACGTGATCGTCGCCTCCGAGGCTGATGCGGCGTGGCTGGGTGGTGTTTCCGCAGAGGCGTTTGTCAAGACTCTGGCGGGCATGTCGGGCCCGGTGCTGGTGCGGATCAACTCGCCCGGCGGCGACGTGTTTGCCGGCGTCGCGATGGCTCAGGCGGTGCGCGCCTACGCCGACGGCGTGACGGTGCAGGTGGACGGCCTGGCGGCCTCCGCGGCATCCGTGGTGGCTGTGTCGGCCGGCGAGACGATCATGGCCCAGGGCGCCATGATGATGATCCACAAGGCGTGGACCATCGACCTGGGCAACGCCGATGACTTCCGGGCAACGGCGGCCCTTCTGGACAAGATCGACGGCGAGATCGTCGCCGCCTACGCCCGCAAGTGCGGCAGCAACAGCACCGACTTCGCCGCCCTGATGGCGGCCGAGACCTGGATGACGGCCGATGAGGCGGTCTCGATGGGCCTGGCCGACAAGGTCGACGCCACGCCGGCCAAGGCGCCGCAGGCTCAGGCTCGCGCCTGGGATCTGTCTGCCTATTCCAAGGCCCCGCAGGACACCTGCGTGACCGTCACCCACACCCTCACGGTCGAAGTCGAGGACGACGATGCCGCCGACCAGACAGACACGACCGATCCCATGGACCCGAACGACCCGGCCTGTCTGGACGCTTCGACCCTGAACGCCGAGCGCCGAGCCCGCATCCATGCGGTTCGGATGCTCCAAACCGCTGCCTGAGCGCCAGCCGCGCGAAGCCAGAGCCTTACCCGCCCTTAGGCAAGGCAGCCCCGTCGCGAGACGCGGCATTTCCCATAGAAGGATCCGCCTGGATGTCCATCCAAGCTCTCCGCGAACAGCGCGCGGCCAAAGCGAAGTCGCTGTCTGAACTGGTCAACAAGAAGGACTGGAACCCGACCACGGACCAGCCCGTCTATGACGCCGGCATCGCCGAACTGGACGCCATCGACGGCCAGATCGCGCGCATCAACGAGACGAACAAGCGCATCGCCGACGAGGCCCTGACGGAGAACGTCATCGCCGCCGCCGAGCGTGTCGGTCGCGACCAGGACTCGGAAGGGTCCCGTCTGTTCGCCAAGTGGCTGCGTGGCGGTGTCGAAGGTCTGAACGCCGACGAGCGCCGTTCCATCCAGAACACCATGTCGACCACGACGGGCTCTGAAGGCGGCTACACCGTCCAGACCAACGTGGCGCAGCAGGTGCTGGACGCCCTGAAGGCCGGCCCCGGCGCCATGCGCCGCGTGTCGACCGTCATCCAGACCGCCGGTTTCGGCGATCTGCAGTTCCCGACCTCGGACGGGACGGCGGAAGTCGGTGAACTCATCGGCCAGAACACGACCGCGACCGCCGCGGACATCGTGTTCGGCCAAAAGGTGCTGACGGCCTACAAGTACAGCTCCAAGATCGTCGCGGTGCCGTTCGAACTGCTGCAGGACAGCAACGTCGACATCGAGGCGTTCGTGATCAGCCGCCTGGCCACGCGCCTGGGCCGCATCACGAACACGCACTTCACGACCGGCACCGGCTCCTCGCAGCCGAACGGCATCGTGACGGCGGCCGGCACCGGCTACACGGCGGCCAACGCCACGTCGCAGGTGACGACCATCACCTACGCCTCGGTGGTGGAGCTGATCCATTCCGTGGATCCGGCCTATCGCGACCTGGGCAACTGTTCCTTCATGTTCGCGGATTCGACCCTGAAGAAGCTGCGCCAGATCGTCGACGGTCAGTCCCGCCCGATCTTCCAGCCCGGCTGGCAGGCCAACGTCCCCGGCGGCGCGCCGGACACCCTGATGGGCTACCCGATCGAGATCAACCAGGACGTCGCGGCCATGGCCGCGTCGGCCAAGTCGATCATCTTCGGCGACCTCAGCTTCTATGTGATCCGCGACGCGATGGACATTCAGATGTTCCGCTTCACGGACAGCGCCTACGCGAAGCTCGGCCAGGTCGGGTTCCTCGCCTGGATGCGCACCGGCGGCAACCTGATCGACGTCGGCGGCGCTGTGAAGCTGTTTGTCAACGCGGCGTCCTAGCCCGGCCTAACCCCTCGCGGCTTCGGCCGCGGGGGGTTTTCCTTTTCCACATCGCGGAGCGGCAGATGCCCACTCTTGACGAACTGCGCGAGCAGGCCGCCGCCGCCGCGGCTGCGCTGGCCGAGGCCGAGGCCGCCGCCAACGCGCCCCCGCCTCTGAAGAAGGCCGCCGCGAAGGCCGCCTTCGAGGCCGCGGTTGCCAATCTGGCGGCTGTCGAAGGTCCCTTCTGGGAACTCGAACACGCCACCATTGACCTGAACGCCACCCGGAACTTCGCCGAGACGGCGCCGGACGCAGTGAAAGAGGCGGCTATGGCCGCCATTCCGCCGGCCGAGGAACGCCTGAGGGCCGCCATTGCGGCTCACGCCGCCGCCGGCTTTACGGCCAAGGACATCGACGCCGCCGCCCAGGCGGTGATCGACGCCCGCGCGGCCCTCGACAACGCCGTCTAGGAGCGCGCCCGATGCAAGAACGCCTGACCCTTCAGGAAGGCCTGACCGCCCTCAAGACGGCCCGCGCGGCGATGAATGACATTGCCCTGGCCCAGGGGGTGTTCACGGTCGAATGCCGCGACGCGGAGGGCAACCTCCGCTGGTCCGACAAGTTCCACAACACGGTGATGACGGCGGGCAAGAACCTTGCCTTGGACACGTTCCTCGCGGGGTCCGCCTACACCGTGACTGGCCCGTTCATGGGCCTGATCTCGTCGACGTCCTACTCGGCGATTTCGGCCGCCGACACGATGTCGTCTCACGCCGGCTGGCTCGAGGCCGGGGCGACGAACGCGCCGACCTACACCTCGCCGCGCAAAACCTGCGCCTGGTCGGCGGCGTCCGCCGGCTCCAAGGCCCTGTCTTCGTCCCTGTCCTTCGCGATCACGGGATCCGGCACGATCAAGGGCGCGTTCATCGTCTACGGCACCGGCGCCGTGTCGACGATCGACAACACCTCCGGGACGCTGCTGTCGGCCGGCCTGTTCACCGGCGGCGACCGTGTCGTCGCCAACGGCGACACGGTGTCGGTCAGCTACTCGCTGGCGCTGTAACACCTGATGCCAGCCTTCAAAGACCGCCCGCAGGACACCACGACGACGACGGGGACGGGAAACATCACTCTGTCGGGAACTGCACCGACAGGGAAGGTGGACTTCAACACCGCGTTCGGAACGGGGGTGTCCTTTTACTACACGATCCAGGGGCAGGGATCGGCAGAGTGGGAAACGGGCGTCGGCTACCTGTCCGCCTCGACCACGCTGGTCCGCGACCGCGTGACGGCAAGCAGCAATTCCAACGCGGCTGTGAACTTCAGCGCCGGGACCAAGGACGTGTTCTGCGACGCCGTGGCCGAACAATTCAACATCGCACCGACAGCGGCTTACGCCGTGCGGTTCGCGCCGCAGTGAGGGGCTAGACCATGCCGGCAAACACGGTCCCGATCTTCTCCAA